TGTACCCATGATATGCCCAACAATGAGCATGTTATCAATCAACTTGTTGGCCACACTGGTACAAACACCTTGAGGCCGACGAATCTTTTCATCCAAGCTTTTTTGGTCCACTGAGAAGCTCCAATATGCCAAAAGTTACAAAAATTATCACGACGAGACAAATGTTAATCAACATAAGTTACCACCACTGAGTTCCATCCCAACCACTTGGCCGCAGCAACGCACTCGGCACCCTCACGAATGGTGAACCGACGGGTACAAGTCACTTTGTACGGGGCACCGGCTCTCATATTTTCAGCCAACGCAGTATCAACTGCGGGCCAAATCTTGCGTCGAAACTTGACCAACAACACACGTTCGGACAGACGATGGGTACGCAGTGGACGGTCCATTGCTTGGAAGTAGTCTTTCGCCACTTTCCCAAGTGCTTGATACATCGCGGACCGTGTGATCTTGCGATCAGCTTCCGACATCCTACGATACTTGTCCCAAGTCTTGATTGCGTCTCTCATGTTCATAGTTCATTCTCCAATCGTTTGCGTAAAGAATCAATACGACCGTGTACCGTGGCGGGTGCAATGTTGAGTATCAAACCGATCTCAAGCATTGTGTACCCCGCCTCAAGGTGACGAACAATCTGGACTTCCAGATCGTCCGCCACCTTGCTTATTACATCCCAAATGTCCACCGTATCATGGTGGTCACACGCCCCATCGGGCAAAGACTCGACCTTACGACGACGCAGGTCCGTCTTGTACGCCCAATGCAGGCAAGATTCAACGTAACGCATACCCTTACCCTTGAGGTAAAGTTCGTATGCTTCGCAATACTTTGGCTCTAGTCCGTATCGCCGAGCAACTCGCTCAGCGATAAAAACAAGTCGTAGGGCTTCGGTATCACATACAACACTTTCATTCCCATCTCCGGCCACGAGTTATGCACCTTTCCATCACTGTACCACTTGCCGGGTCCGAGCCACCCGATCGCATGATACTTGCCATTCATCGTCCCTGCTAACACTCCTTGTCCCTGTAAGTAACCTTGGAACCGCTTGTGCGGGTCCACAAAACAGTCCCTACCATCGTACTGAGGCATGGCCTCAATAGCAATGATAGGAACACCTAACCGCTCCATCACCTGTTGATAGTGGTTACAACCGTCCAACGCTCCGAGTTGCAGGTCGTACACGTACTCAAAGGCTCTTTGCAGACAGTCCATCGATCTTCTCCTTCATCATTTTACAAGTGAATTTCAGAATCCATTCTTGGAAATCCCTAGTACCGTCCGCCGCACCGGACGCATGGTGTGCCAATTCTTCAAGGATCGTTTGCAAATCCTCGGAATCGGACTCGATGAAAATGGCTCCGTTATCATAGAAACCACGAACCAGTGCCCCGCCTTTCATCGACCGAGTGTACGACCAGACGAGCGGACACGCCTTGCCGTGATGCATCTTGTAGCGGACGATCATACGCCACAAGTATTTCACCTTCTTCATCAGCTTCGGTGACGGGGCGGATACAGTTTGTGTCAGCTCTTTATACTTGGGTACAAAGGCCGATGATACTGGAACCTTGACTCGCGAAGCAAGATGGAACCCGATTGAGGAACCAATATCAATGATCTTCTTGCCGGACGCTGCTGCATGTGTCGCGTCGCCTTGGAGTAGAACGGCATCTTCACCAAAGACTTTGTAGAATGAGGCCAGTTGTTCTTCCTCGCTCCCGCTGAGGAACCATGCGTCACACGCTTCCCACAGGTCACGTCGGTACGCTTTCAGCACAGTCTGGAAGAACTCCATATCATTCCGCAACAGGCATCCAACTTCCCATGATACGTCCGACGCCTTGGCCACACGGCACTCGGACACTTTGATATCCTTAAAGTTGTAAGCTCCGAGGCACACGCCAACCTTTTGCTCGAACACAAGCACACCGCGTCGGTATACTCGCAACACATCGGATATACCGGGCAAGAACGTTTCCTTGTCCCGGCCGGATGCATGGAGGAAGTAAGTATCAAGGCGACCAAACATCTTCAACGCATCAGGGTGAGCACCGACGTACACCCGGGTCTGACCCTCAACGCCTACGGCTTCCGTCTCCGTAGTCACGACCATCTTGGACCAGCCAACTTGGTCGATTGCGTTTGAGATGAACTCTCGCAACGCAAGCTCCATGCCGGTCCAGTCCAATGCACCGAACTCGACCACCCAATCCTTGGGAGTATCATTGCAGTAGACCTGATTAAAAGTCTTACCATTCACAATACGTGGCCGCATGGTGAACTCGTAACGCTCGGTCCCAATGAACACAACAACCGGCACACCTTCGCGGAGGCACAGGTTGATAGCGTGCTTGGCACCGGAACCGAATTGACCAATCGCATCCGTGCCACGGGCAGAGGACGCACCAAGAAGGGTAAACGATTCAATGTCGCAAACGCCTTCGTTACCAATCATGATAAACATGTTACTCTCCACAGTCAACACAAACTTCTTTCGAACCGTTCAACGAAATAAACTGCATACCGCACAACCGACACTCGCACTTATGATAGCCGCGTTCGGCTAACATTTTCAAAGCAATCTCGTCCCACTCAAGCGGGCCGCCTCCTTCCGCGTCGAACGCAGCTTTATCAGTTGCTTCGTCGCCAGTCAGGTACGCCACAACTTCGCGGTACGCACCGAAGTCGTGTGGAAACGACTTGACCGTGAACCGCCCTTCCGGGAACATACGAGCCAACTGATCTTTGTAGACCAGAGTCTCGATTCGCGATCCCTTATCATAGTCGTCGTTGCCAACCCCAACGCAGGGTTCATCTGGCGGCGTGCAGCCAATGTTCAAGTAATCCATGATACAGTCCTCACTCAGTTACAAGAATCGTTCGCCCGTTCAGCAACATGCTGGTCGGCAGCGGACAAATTACCTCATCCTCGCCGGGTTGATAGTCGGCTCGGACGTATTTCAAAAACTCAGTTCTGTAAATTGCATTGTCACGATATTCAATCACGCGACGAACTTCACGATACTCGCTCCAGTTGCCATCGTCAATGGCGACTCTTGCCATGATACTTGCTCCTGTTTCCCATGATACGATACTTGTCCCCGTTTCCGGCAGTTGCCGATCGGGTCCGTTAATAGAACAGATGACCACGCCATTTACAATAGGACATCCAGCTTTCTCATGATACGATACTTCATCGCAAAATGAACTCTGAGAGGTCGTGTGTATCAGTTGCGAACCTACGTAGGTCAGGCACATCGCCTACCGTGTAAAGTTCAAACGATTTTCCTTTCAAACAGAATTTGCTGGCCGAGTTCGTTGTTGCGATGATAAGTTCCTTTTTCGTATTTAATAACTTTCGCAACACATCAAGCCACTGACCATCGGGCACATCGTAAAGTAACTCGAAACCGATTTTGTCAAGTAGCCAACCAAATGATAGGTTTTTGTTAGTCGGTTGTTTACCGAAGTACGCGAACATGGCCTCTACCTCATGCACACTACGTACGTGTTGCACGAAACGCCCGTAGTCGAGCTTAGAACCATCATACTTTTTGTAAAGTTTCGCACCAATGGAAACAGTATCAACAAGCAGTATCATATTAAACTCCAAAAGAAAAAGCCACGGCCCCGCAAGCGGAACCGTGGCCCGTAAAGTTATCGACCTACACAATAGTTGCCGAAGCAACTAACGTTCTTGATACGTCCGGTCAGGAGCAAACGCCTGTGTGCGGGCGAACGCATCCATGATCGTCGGGCCTGTGCAGCGGTGGCAGTCCCGCTACTCCAGTAGATCACTTCCGCCCCGCGATAGCTGGCGTCATGCCTGAACACACCAGTGGCCTGCATCTGACGGGCGTACTCGCAACTCCCGCCCGTACATTGGGCGAAAGATGCGGGGGCCATGATACAAACCAACACGAAAAAAGCAAAAAACGCAATACCTTTCACTAGAAGTCCTCCTCTACGAAAAGGTGGTAAAGAATCGCTCCGATAGCTCCAGCTACCAGAACAGCCATAACCGCATTAAGAACTGCTCCCATTGTTACGTGCCTCAAAGTAAAGTTGAGTGAGACAGAACCAAGCCACCTTTGCAAGATGGTTCTCAGCCCTATCACCATTCGACCACAACATCAAGTGCCGCAAAGCATGTTCGAGTCGTTCTTCTTGGTAGGCAGTATCATTGATGCCTTTCTTCCAATTGTCAAGGCCATATTTCTTGCGGCCCTCCTCGAAGATTTTCCCGATCTCGACCAGTCCTTCATACGGTAAACATCGTAGTGCCGTCCCCAGCACTTCTGTTTTCGGTTTGTTTGCACAATAAGTATTGTACAAATGATCATACTCAGCCACAAGCTCGCCCTCGCGACGAGTATCATTGTAACGTAAAACTCGGTATTTCGTCCAATCATTGAAACCAAACGTCAAAGCTCGAATTTCTTCTTGACTAATCTCACGTTCAATCATGTTCTTCTCCGTATAAAAGACGACGTGCGTGATCGTTTATCAAAAGCATGTTGCAAAGGCTGTAGTAATCTCCGTTGTAGAGAAAGAAAACATCACCTAAGCAACGACCGTACTTGTCTCGAACTCCACTAGGAACATCAAGCTGGACTCGACCAAGACCTAACGTCTTAACATAGTCAAGGGCTTTCTTCCCTGCTTCCGAACTCAACTCGGGAGCATCAATTTGATACAAGCGGACTCGTTGTTTGATACTGACTCCAAAGCCGAGATTGACCAATACGTCAAGCGTATCGCCATCAATCACATCAAGAACTGTTGCTTCGTATTTCATGTTATCTTCAATGTTTGAGCGAACTGTTCAAAATAAAACGTTGCTTCGTTTGGCGGGTAGTAGCGGAGCAATACAACATGATACGCTCCGTCCATACCTGCCCATTCGGTCTTGTCCAACGGCCACATTTGGTAACGTTCCGTTTTCAGCATCTCTTGGTCGTACTTCTTGATGATATCTCGCCACGGTTCGAACTGAATGTTGAAACGAGCCTCAATGGCCTTTTCGATTCGAGCCTCAAACTCATGATACTGTGAGATGTGCATCTTGAGAGGACGGACCATATCTCCAACATACGCTTCCGCTGCATCGTGCAGGAACACAGCCCGCAACGCATCGCCCATGTAACCATCATCCAAGGCCAACTTGGAAGCATGGATACAATGTTCTGCAACCGAGTAGAACCGTGGACAGTGACCACCGAACCGGCACAACTTACCAAGAGCCGCTCCAATGCTCTCAATATCAATTGTAGCCGGGTCAGGGTCAACAAGGTCAACGTACTTGCCGCTGGCTACTTTGATGCAGTTTCCGTGTGTTCCGAACGTGGACATGTAACAACTCCATTTGGGATAAATTCATACACAATTTTATCAGCGATACCAAGCCACCAGAACCATGAGACTTCCCGCCTCATTGTGTAGTAGCCTATCATAGGCCATTCACCGGGCACACGCTCGACTTTGATCAGGTCACTTCTTCCCGGATATGGCTCAGCAATTACGCCGCCGTTGCCAGCAATTGCAATAACCCGTGCGATTCTATGTTCATGCCCAAAGGGCAGTAAAACTGCATCACCAATCTTGGCCATGTTGTCTCTCCGTATCAAGCGACGTAAGCGAATAATTTCACCTGCGGCCCAGCTATCAACTGTTCTAAGATTGCCTTCATCGTCGATTATTGTAGACTCACCCATTGTTGAAGTCCCTCATGATAAGTCTGGGTTTGGCCGGGTACGTGGGCAAGTGACCGCACGTTGATTTCTTTGAATCCATCCAGTAATCTGGACCTTCGTCTCCACAGTTCATTGCAGCTATCACGCGAGCATCTTTCGCGGACGCAGCCGCAACAACGAAACCGTTAGCCACATCGTAGTCAAACGTTAGGCCCTTAGCTTTAAGAATCCAGTATCTCATTTGTCACCTTCTTTCCTTGGACTCTTTTTTGCAAACTTGGTAAGCGTGTTTGCGATCGTTCCGCACTTGATACACAAATGTACGTCTGACCTCACCCTGCCTTTCTTGATGGTGCTGATCAATTCCATACTCTTTCCACAACCGTTACAATTACATTCCCCAGGAGCAACAGCCATACCTACCTCTTGTACATCTGCTGAATCAGGTAAACTTCGAAGTTACCTTGCTTCATAGTAAAAAGTTTATCATATTCGTCTTTGGTTGCTCCAGTTAATACCCAAACAGGAGAACCGTTTAAGCACAACTTCGGAAACACTTCCAATTGTGCATTTGTGAACTTGGACCCTACCATTCCCGGAAGTTTGACTTCAATCCATCGTCCACCAAACTTTTTGTGCGTAGCGTAGAGGTCCGGCAGCCCGGACTGGTAAGCGTTACCATGTGTAATGATAACGAACCAGCCACGGACTTCCAGATACGCTTTAAGCTGCGTACGAATAGCTTCTTCCGGTTTACCTCTGGCAAAGCTCTTAGGTTCCATCCAAGAATCCCGTTGGCGAGACTGCGATCAATTGTTCAATGATATCTTCGACCTTGGCGGCACACAACTTGCGAACCTTGGCCAATCGTTTCTGTTCGGGCAACATGTTGCGTCCCGTGAGAGCAGCCAATCGTGCCCAGTAGTCAGGCGAAGCATTACGCTCGAACCAAACATCTTGGACATTCTGCCACGCCTCAGTTTTCAGCAAACCGGCCAACTCACCTTTGATATCCTCTTGGGTGAGTTCTGGAAACTTGGACACGATTTCAGGGAATCGGTTCCAAATGTCCTTGTACTCCTTCTTGATTGTTTCTGACAACTGGTAGTCAAGAGTTCGATGAATGGTGTAGATATCCATTGTAATACTCCGTAAGTAAAGAAACCAACTGGGACTTGTTAAGAGACTGGTAATTCTTGATATCAACGAGAGCAGCTTCTTTCCGTAACTCCATTACCGTAAGGGCAGAAAAGTCACGCTTCTCCATTGATTCAAGGACAACGTACAATTCATCATATCGCGAGTGCAGAAGTAATGTGTTGACACGCTTATCATCTGCTGCCGTAAACATAGGTAGCTTCATCTTGCGAACACGATACAACTTGCGTCTCCAAGCTGCAATCTGTCCTTCAATATAAGCCTCCAATATCCCAAGAACGTACTCCCTCATTTCTCGCTCCAATTCTTGAGACCACTTTTCCATTGAATGTGAATCAACGGTACAAGCTCCTTTGTATCATTGATGAACTGTTCAATGGTCGAGAACAAATCAACTTTTGATGGACAAATAACTTCGTCATGCACCTGCATCGGTACGACAAGGAACTCATGAACCCCGCTAGGTTGATGGTCCCATATCTTACGCTGCAACCGCTTGGTTAGAATCGCACCAGTAGACTGGATGCGATGGTTCAAAGCGGCTCGCATACACGCGGCCTGCAACTGGAAGGCTGCTCCGTAAAGGGCCGACCGTACGGCTCCAAGAAAGGTTTGCTCCTTATCTCGCCGTATGATATTTCCCTTATACTTCGCGAGCGATTCGGGCGGGTCTGAGGCCATAGTGTACAGAGTTTTTGCAATTTGGTTCTCAAGAGTAAAGTATCGTCGAAACCCTGTCAAGGATTCAACGTACTCTTGAGGATCAACCCAACTCACTTTGGTTCCGAGTCCGCCTTCCTGACGCATAGAACAGAATCGCTCATAGCACGCAGTCTGCTCAGCCTTAATACCGGGGAAGCGGTTGAAGAACTTATCACGGGCCGGCTTACCAACTTCCAAGGGTATACCAACCCGTCGAAGCATCGTGTTCTCGTCACCGCCATATAGTAGACCGCCGAATATTGACCGTTTACCGGCATCGTACATATCATGGGCCGTACTTTTTGACGCGACAATATCATTGTAAGTCTTTCCGGGATACAGTTCCATTGCGAACAGAGCATGTATCTTACGAGTCGTATTCTCGCGTCCCTTGCCAATGTTGTTCTTACCGCAGCGACAAGGCTTTACGATATCATTGCCGCGTACAACCGTCTGACCCTTGCAAGTCTTACAGTTGGTATACGAGCAGCCACAAGACGGACAATGATCGAACTTACGGTACTCGTCCGGGTCGTAAATGTGTCCGCACTCGTTACATGATAGAAGTTGGTTATTCAACGCAGTATCATTGTACGCAGCGGCGGCAATGGCTATTTCGTAAGCCTCAAAGTCACCTCCATCGAGTGCGTAACCGGTATCAGCGAAGGTGAATAGCTCTCGAACTCGGCGGTCTCGATTGATACCGAGAGCATTGAGACCTTTAATCCGTTCGCCGCTAGCTCCAGTGGTTCGTCCCGACATGCGGCCCGAAAGGCTTCCAATAACAGAAGCTGACGGGTGGAAACGTCCAGCATCAAGTAGCTTGCGAAGCGTAGCTCTTTTTTGTTTGGACTGTCGTGCTGTGAGGATGGCTTCAGCACGCACAGCTGCAAGATGTCTGATGTTGCCCTCGATACATGAGCAAGTAGGAACAAAATGTCGTTCCGTTTCGTAGGACTTGATTGTTCCACCGAAGCCACCCTTTTTCTCAACAAGTTTCTTTTCGTAAGTTACGCAACTACAATCCGTGTTCCATGCAGAAATCTCTTGGAGTATCAACTTGGCGGTACTGATCTTGTTCTTATCATCCCGCAAGTGTTCCAGTTCCATCGGAGTCATGACCTGTGATAGCCAAGCATACGCTTTCTTATCACCTGTGGGAGCAGACTTCGCAAGTTCGCCTAGTCGGTCGTATTCTCGCTTGGCAGCCTCAACATCGATACTGTAACCTCTCCAACGTACAGCCCCGACCATACAAGCCAACTCGCTATCATCGTCGCCAGTTTCAGGGTTACCGAAATGACGATATAAAGCACGAGTATCAACAACATCAGCCAAAGCGTACTGTTGAGCTTCATTTGAGTATGCCCAATATCCAATGTGATCGAGAATGATACCCGGCCAAGTAACCTTTCGCTCGACACGCCACATTGGGCCTTTCGAGATTGCGGTTGCAAATGGTGCCCAAGATGCCTCGTACGGTGGAGGCGGAGCCTTGAGGCTTTCATACGTGGATCGTGTATCTCGGATACCAGTATCAACGACGAGAGCCTTCAACGATCCAGTTGGATTGAAGCGAAGAAGTAAGTCAGACATACCGGGAGCGACGAGCCGTTGTTTCCACTGTCCACGGTACAGAGTCTTGAGTTGCAAACGAGAAGTCAACTCAGTAATGATAGGCTCCACCATTGCGGTTGGAATCTTGCGAATATAAACCGGCTTACGGTCCATCGTAGATTGATATGGACCCTTACGAGCAAAGAGCATTAGGTCCAAAGCCGACTTAGGTTTGATACATGGTCCGAACCGAGCATCGGCCTCAAGAGCCGCCATCTCTTGGATGAAACCGATTGGTTGTACGTTGCCCTTACGCTCATAGAGAAGCTGGAGCATCGCATGTATCTTTACGATGTGGAACCAGTCAAACGAAAGGTTGAAACCAACAACGTCTTGTTTACCGAACTCTTCAAGTACGGATAATGAGTCCAGTACAGGTTCGGTCCAAACATTCCACAGTACCGGGTCGTAATCATCGACAGCGTACTGGATCAAAATCAACGGGCCATTGAACCCGCAAGTTTCAGTATCAAAGAAAAGCATCCTAGCTCCTTTTACAAATCTGGATCACCTGTGTCCATTATAAAGTAGTACCTCAACGCGAGGTTCTTATCATGCTCACCGCAAGTGCGAAATAACAGTTCAGTATGTCGTTTGTGAATTATTAACTCACACCCACAGTCAAGATTAACAGTCACATCCTTATCACGGGGCAGCAAAGGGTAATGCTTCCTGCAACGATGACTCCCGTTGCGACTGTAAAGTATTGAATACGATTTACAAATATCACAACGGGAGTGTCCGGGATTAACTAGCGATTCCAGCAACAGTCTGTTCATCCTCGGCGAAAACGGGCCGCTCGACTCGTACACCGAAAGTGCTTCCAAATTGCTCAATTCGATCCCAAAGTTCGTCATTGTTGATGAATCCTCCTGACCATGCCAGTACCGCTGTCACGATACTGTTTCCTTCGGCTGATACCCAATCATGGACAGGGATTGAAATGTCCCTGTTGATGGAGCAGAAAAGAGAACGAACCTGTTCCATCAAATCAGAAACGGCGTTAGGACCACGTTCCTTTTTCTCTTTCTTTGATACTGGCTTGTTCTTCACAAGACGATCAACACTGGCCTTCTGGTGGTTGATACGTGCATCCCTCAACTTGGCTGCAAGTTCGATCACCCGTCGGTCTGATACACGGTGGCGATGAAGCTCCCGAATATCATTTTGATTGATGAAGCCTTTCCCTGCCAACGTTTGCACTTCGTCCGGCAAGTCGAGCAACATCACACGGGTTCGCACCCAACCGTTGGACATACCCAACCGATCCGCAATCGCTTGGGCAGACTCGCCACGATTGACGTACCGCTTGAGAGCCTTGGCCTCTTGTTCAATTGTCAAGTCGGCCCGTTGAATGTTCTCAACAAGGTTGGCATCCTCGCAAGCTGCATCGTAAGTATCAGCCGGAAGAATCTTAGCTTCAACCGTCTCAGCTTTGTTGATCTTGCAAGCCGTGAAGCGTCGGTGTCCGGTGATGACTTTGTACTTGTAGCCCTTGGCTATCAAGTCTGCTTCGCCAACACGACCGGGACTGGCTTCTGCACGCAGTTCCCGTACCGTGATAGGTTGTTGAAGGCCAATCTCCTGTATTGAACGTGCCAACTCGACACAATCAATTGGAAGAAATCTTCCGCGACAATTGAACTCATGGTCCAAGTAAATTTCGTTAAGTGGAACGTTCTTATACATAGTAGCCTCTCAATTCGTCCATTGTGATACTTTGTAGATTACGACTATTAACAAGGCTGTTAATTACCTTTTCATCTGAGGGCAGATGAATAACATCAATGATACGACCGCCACGAATAACGTCCATACCAATACGATGAATACGATCCTCGGCTTGGAACCGGGACTGTGGGTTGAAGTCGTTGGAGTAGAAATAGGTCGTAGGTGAAGCAGTAAGGGTGAGACCCATACCTGCTGCACCCGGTTGTCCAACGAACATGATCCTATCATCCTTTGATTGGAAGCGTTCGACCATCGCTTCTTGAGTCATTGGGATCAAGCCTTCGTGAGTTGTGAATGACCACCCACGACCATCAGCCTTAAACACTGACCATCCCTGTTGTAACCCAACCTTTTGAATCCGATCCACAGAACCTTGGAAGCCTGCATAAACGCACAAGCGACCAACTTCCTCATGCTCGGAAAGCAATTGTATCAACAAGTCAATCTTAGGACAAGCGAACTCCTTAGTAACGCGAGTCATAACTGGGGCACGACCAGACCCGGAACAAATGGCACACGGTCCCATTTCATCTGGGCTGATATTCACCTGCCCATTGATGCACTCCGTGCAAGGTTCGGACCCCGTTTCAACTTCTTCATAGAGAAAGCCATCGGACAGCGTACGTAGCTTGATGAGTGCATCCGCAGCACGTTTGGTACGGTTGACAACGGTACGAGCCAATGATAGTATTTCTTGTGTTGGCTCGAACTGGATACATTCGTAACGCTTCTCTGGCAAATCAAGACAGTCGGACTTGAGCCAGACTCCAACCGGACCACGGAGCCGTTTGCCAAACGCTGATACCTCATCCGAACCGGCAACATACGGATGGTTGAAGTCCCAAGGGGCGTTTGCATGTTCCTGCTCCGTCTTACCACAGATATCGCATTTGTCTGTGCTATCTTTCCACGTTTCAAGTTTCTTGAACTTAGTGATCCCATCATCATGCTCCGACAACACGCCAAGACGGGCCTGTAAGTCACGGGGAGACTTCTCAGTGATCCAACCGGGACGAATGATCTCAACCTCTGCCCACCAGTCAACAGGTGTCTTTGGCGAGGGCGTACCAGTCAACCCAACTATCATGGGCTGGACTTTCTCGTCACGCATAGAGTCCGCAACGTACTGGCAAGCCTTGGTACGTTGCGAGGTCGCCGTCTTGCAGCAAGAGATTTCATCCATGACAAAAATTTGAGGAGTGGGTCGGTCCCACCTCTGTAACGCAATCCTAAGCGCATCATACGTCATGAACTCTGGTCGCAAAGGGCTACGCCACTTTGCAAACTCCAACCTTGCTGCGGTCAACGGCCCCTTGGGACCGACCCACAAGATGTAAGGATTACTATCACCGGCAAGAATTTCCATTGCCACGATAGTACACAGTGTTTTGCCAAGACCCATATCCGCCGCGACAAGGAACTGACGCTTCAATAGGATGTGGCTGATGATTTCGTATTGATGCTGGTAGAGAGTGATACCGCGACCTTCAATAACCGCGTCGATATCCTCTTTCTGTATTTCAATGTTGACCGGCCAATTAGTCTTTGGCTCTGGTCCGTATTTCCCTTGCAACAATTCAAATTGAAACAAGTTGCGTTGGGTGATAGGAAAAGACCATTCCTTCTTTTCCATGTCCCACGTGCGACCCTCGAACGAGGTCTTGACCGCATCGAGTAGGAACTTATCATACGGGAACTTGACCGAGATGCGAGAACCGCGAACGGTACACTCGATATCACGGTAGTATTTCTGTCCAATCCACTTAACCGTGAATTTTTCCTGCCGGAGGAGGGTTGACGTTGAAGGCATTTAATCGGCTCCAGTCGTTGGTGGTGATTGCCACCATGAACAAGTGAGGATATTGAGAGCAGCGTTTGATTGTTATCTGACCAAGACCGCTGTTAATTAAGTCCAACAGTTGATGCTCAGGTATGATACTTAGGTACGTCTCATAGGCATGAACGTTGGGATCGCCTAACAACTGCAAACATGAATGTTTGGTAGTGTTGAACGATGATACGCCAAAACCCTCTTTGTAGAGGGCATTAAATTTTTCAGGAGTGAATTTCGCAAACATAAAAAACACACGGGCCTTTCGACCCGTGTGCCCACCCAAAGGACAACTAGACTACCGATCCAGTTGTTCGTCAACTTTCTCAACCACCGGCGGATTGATAAACTTATCAACCTCGTGCTTGACCGCTTCAACGTCTGGGAGCTGAACGTCAAGATTGTATTCGCCGGTACGCGGTCCATGCCACTTGTAAGGGTTCGGACCCTTACCAGTGATAAGGTGCGAGGTTTGCGTACAAACAAATGGCCCACTCTTGGTCAATGGTCCAACCAAATTGGGCGACTCGTTACGGCCAGTCTTGGAGAACAATCCATACTGGGCAAAGCAACCATGCTCTGGGAGCCAGACCAAGAACTCAGGGCCGTAGCCACAACCCGTTTGACCGGGGCCGTCAGCTTGGCGTCGAATATCTTGGAACTCTGCCGACTTCGGGTCGTAGAACCGATCTCCCTCCGAGAACTTCAAAGCAACGGGACGAACAGCCAAGACCACCATTACGAAGGTCTTGCCCAAATCGGCCGCGTTATCTTTGCCTCGAACAAGGGCGAAATTGCCCATTGGGATTTTGCCCTCTTTCGCAAGGTCGGAGGACGATCCACACAGCGTGATATAAGGGAGAAAGGCTCCACCACCGACAACCGATGATAATTCCTTCATATCAACGGACGAAACGGCAACAGCATTGGAAAGAACTGAAAGGTCGTTCACGATAAAATCTCCTAACTGGTAACTGTAAAAGAAAGAGAAAGACTACCGACTACTCGAAGATAGTCTTGGAGGTCGAGGCTTCGGCTGCCTTGGCTTCACGTTGCTTCTGCTTTTCAGCTTCACGTGCTGCCTTCTCAGCTTCCTTGGCCTTGACGCGACGGTCATGCTCGGCTTGAGCAGCTTCCTTGGTCGCAGTATCTTGGTGCAAAGCCCAAGCAACAACGCGGAGAGCGGTTTGCTTGACTTGCTCCGTGACCTTCACGCCTTCGGCTTCCAGCATCTTGAGGACGGTGGATTCCTTGCCATCCAGAATCGCCTTGTATTCCGTCTCGACGGAAGCGAAAGGACGCAGGTGGACAGGCGGACGCCATTCGATCTTGCCGCTATCACGGCCAGCGTTCTTGTCGTCACGAATCTTCTTGACGACTTCCCGCATCCGAGCGACGAACTGGAGCGACGGTTCCTTCAATGCGTTCTCGAACTCGTCCTTCTGGCGGTCCAGAGGCAGCTTTGAGAGCATGTAGGCCGAACTCAGGTTCAGCGAACCGTTATCAACCGCAACCTTTGCTTCCGGCAACAGGTTGTTGAGGTCGAGTTGCTGTTCGACCCACGCTGGTGACTGAGCCATCTGGCGAGCCAGTTCGTTCACAGTCAGCAGCGGGTCCAAGCTCAAGATACGCAACAGGTGTTGTGCGACTTCGGCAGGGCGTTGCTTGACGCGGTGAACGTTGGTGATGATCTGAGCCTTCAAAGTCTCAGCATCGTCCATCGCCATGATACGGGCCGGAACAGTTTCCATGCCCAAGCGTTGGGCACAAGTGAAACGTTGCAGACCGTCAACCAGACCGTAAGTACCATCCGGCAGTTCACGAACAGTGATGCTGTTCATGATACCGTGCAGACGAATACTGTTGAGCAGGTTTTGGAACTCCTCGGTTTGGTCCTTGACTCCGCGAAGGGCGATCTTCGACGGCACAACCTTGGCAGTCGAAATCATCTTCACGTCGCCAGTAACCTTGATACTTTCCTGCTGAATAGCAGGAGCTTCTGCGGTCGCAGAATTGGACATAGCAAATTCTCCATGATAAAAGGGCCGGAACCCAGACTTACTGAACCAGTCTCACCATGATACTGGTTTTACCCGGTTCTCATGATACGATACTCAACGGGTGAGAATCGACCTGATCGCCATTTCAACATACTAACGTGTTGAGAGCCGGTTTTATTCACCGGAAAATAAAGTTTCTATGATATGATACTAAGGATACTGATACTGCCAACTTGGAATAACAAATAACAACTAACATTAGGGAGCGTATACCCTTAGAAAATCTATTTTCCAAACTTAATAACATAGAATAGGGGTTGTTACAGGGTTGACGTTATTCCCGGTTTCACCCTGCCGGGAGCCGGTAGGCTTAGGCGTCGATTCTACGGGCTGGCTGGCCGGCTGGCGGGCGTTCGGCGGGCGGTTGGTATGTTCGGACGTTTAATGGCGATCGTCGATTCTAGGGCCTATTCTGTGGCATTAGAGCGAAACGGCCATTTTCCCCGCGTTTGTGAACGATTCACGATTTTCGTACCAAAAACGTGAATAACATTTTAACTAACATACGTTAGTATATTGCGGGAAGTGTCGATTTTAACCAACAAACAAAGGTATCATATCATGGCAACTCGGACTGAGGCTATCAAACGATTCTTAGAGATGCGGGCACGCCCTGACCTAGCATCTCTGTATCATGCGGGAATGGAGTGCCAAGTAAACGTTGCTGCTGACGGTGGCGAGCGTATTGAAGGTACGTTCCAGAATATCAATTGGGTTGGGTACTCGGATGGCATCACTACTTGGAAAAGTTTCCGTATTCCGCACAACGCCAAGAGCAGTCCATCATACGATAATCCCGACTTGACATTCAGTGTTGATCACTTTGATGCAATCGGTATGACTGGCTGGGACTGGAAAGAACTCAAGTCTCGGTGGGTAGCGTTTGACTTTGATGCTATCATGGGACACAGTTCCAAGCATCAAAAGAAGTTGGACACACGTGAGTTGTCCGAGTTGCGTGAACGTGTGACACAAGTGCCGTGGGTAACGTTGCGACGTTCAACGTCTGGACGCGGCTTGCACTTGTATGTGTTCATTGGTGAGTCGCCTATTGTATCAAATCATACGCAACATGCAGCGTTGGCCCGTGCGATCCTCGCCAAACTATCATGCACAACAGGTATTGACCTGCAAGCGAAGGTGGACGTATGCGGCGGTAACATGTGGGTGTGGGCAAGGAAGCAGGCCGAAGATGGATTCACAATTATCAAGCAGGGAGAACCTTTGTATGATATCCCTGATAACTGGCGTGATCATTGTGATGTTGTTACAGGTGAGCGTAAGCGTGTACGTCATGCTCCGTTGTCAACAGACGAATCGTTGACACGTTTTGACGAGCTTGCAAACCAGAAACAGAATATCACGCTCGACCAAGAACACCGTAAGTTGTTGGCTTGGATGGCTGAAAATGATAAGTTTTTCTGGTGGGACGCTGATACCCACATGCTCGTGACGCATACGAGACACTTGAAAGAGGCTCACGAAAGCCTTGATATGCGAGGCGTATTCGATACGAACAGTCCAGCAACAAACTTGAACGAACAAAATTGTTTCGCGTACCCGATGCGTAACGGTGCATGGAGCGTACGACGCTACACACTTGGCGTAGAAGAACATGCATCATGGGTACAAGATGGTAAGGGTTGGACACGATGTTTCTTCAATCGTGAGGCCGATTTCCAGACCGTCGCAGCGATGTTTGGATCATTGGAGGATGAAAAGGGTAACTACAATTTCCCAACCTCCCAACAATTGGCCGATGCTTTTATGCGGCTAGGGCTGCAAGTATCAATTCCCGCACTACTTCGGCACCGGATCGGGCGGGTCAATACGAAAAAGAGTCCCGGAAAAGTGATTGTTGAGATTCCGCGTGAGTCCACGGACCAACCAATTCAAGGTTGGCTCGACAAAGGTAAGATGTGGCTCAAGGTTTTTCAACTTAATACCCGTACAGGTAGCTCTGAAACGGAAGTTGAAATCGGTAACTACGATGATATCATTCGTCATATCGTTACTGACGGAGGCCAAAATGCTGGTTGGTCTATTGCCTCAAACGGAGCTTGGATCAACGAACCTATGGTTCACGTTAAGTCGGCTCTTGAGTCTATGGGGATCAAGGATGGGGAGGTCAAAACTATCATCGGCTCCTCTGTTTTGAAACCGTGGAAACTTGTTGTTCGGCCCTTTGAACCTGAGTACCCCGGTGGACGATTGTGGAACAAATCGGCTCCGCAACTCAAGTACAAACCGAAGATGGACCCGAATTTATCATTCCCAACATGGCGACGTATCTTACAACACGTCGGCAAAGGCGTGGATGCATACGTTCATGAGAATGAATGGTGCCGAACAAATGGCGTCAAGACGGGCGAAGATTACTTGATGTGTTGGATCGCATCAATGTTTCAGTTCCCGTTTGAGCCGTTACCGTATCTTTTCATCTATGGTGAGAACCAAAATACGGGAAAAAGTATGTTCCATGAGTCGTTGTATACGCTCTTTTCGCCGGGTTTTGTGTTCGCTGAGAACGCATTGACCAACTCAGGTGGGTTTACAGGCGAACTTGAGGGAGCTATCTTGTGCGTAATCGAAGAAAGAAACCTGCAAGATAACAAAAATGCGTACAATCGAATCAAGGATTGGGTCACAAGTCCGACGTTATCAATTCATCACAAGCGTTGTACGCCGTATACGGCCCCAAACACATCGCATTGGGTGCATTGTTGCAACAGTCGGACGTACTGCCCAATCTTTCCGGGTGATACTCGTATCACTATGATACATGTTGAGAACGCTCCGGAACAACAAATCCCGAAACGTACGCTCTTTTCTCTGCTTGATATGGAAGCTCCAGACTTCCTCGGTGCTTTGATGCAACTCAAGTTGCCCGAATCAACCGAGCGTTTGATGCTTCCAGCCTTGTTGACCGCTGATAAACAGATGGCTCAAGAGGCGAATCAAACGAGACTTGAAGCGTTCATTCGGGAACAGTGTTACCATGTTCCTGGGTCAACTGTTACACTTGAGGACTTCTACAACAAGTATCTTGAGTGGCTCGAACCGGCTGAACGTTACGTGTGGACCAAGGCCAAAGTATCAAAGCACATGCCCAGTCAGTTCGTGAAAGGACGTTCGACCAAGGGAGCTACATGGTGTTGGGGTAATATGTCCTTTGACCAAAATGCAGAACCGTCTGCACCGTTGATCTGTGTCAATGAATACTTGAGGATAGCATGAACGAGTTATTTAATCTTTTCATGGATGTTACTGATACTGAACCAGAACGCACGGTGATAGTAAAGGCACCAATTTCGTTTCCGGGATCAAAGGTTGACTCGCTACCATACATTCTCCCTCGCTTGGGTATCACACCCAAAAGCACTTGGGTTGATGTGTTTGGTGGAACGGGTGTGGTATCATTGAACGTTCCCGATTGTAAAATGAAGATTTACAATGATAGGAACAGTGGCCTGATTGACTTTTACCGTGTCTTACGGGACAGACGATCCGACCTCGAAGCCTACATTAACCAAATGCACCCTTGGTCCCGTGAAGAATGGACCAATGCACGGCGAGAATGGGTCACGGAAACTGATCCTATTGTCCGTGCGGCCAAATGGTTCTACCATGTTCGAGTATCATTCAGTCAAATCGGTACGACGTTTGCTCGTCAGACCACGCCTTTGAACCGGATTGATACTGCTCTCAAAGTATTTGAGTCAGTATCACACCGCTTCAAATCGTTTCTCATTGAGAATCTTGACTGTTTCCAATGTATCAAAGACTTTGATAGTCCTGATACTGTTCTCTATCTTGACCCGCCTTATCTGGATGAAGGTCAAGATGGGTACGCTCATGGGTGGGGACTGGAGGAACATAAGAAGTTGTTATCATTGATAAGTGAGTGCAAAGGACGAGTGATTCTATCGCATCGACCTTGCCCTCACATTGATAGTTGTTCGTTTTGGAATGAACGTTACAACTGGAATGTACGGATCGCATCTACACCTACAGGTGCAGTACCTCTTGATACGGAGAGTATTTGGATCAAATATGACAGTTAAAAGAACTTTCATCCATCTCAACGGGAACCAAATTTGTTCCCTTGACGTAGAAACCACGGGACTTGACCCCGAAGTGCATGAGTTGGTACAAATTGCTATCGTGCCACTCACTGCAACGCTAGACCCGTTGCCAGGCGTTACGCCGCTTGATATCTTGATTCGTCCGAACCGGCCTGATATGGCTGAGGATGGAGCGATTCGAGCCATTGGCGGTCAACGGTGGCTTGATATCCTTGAACACGGCATACCTGCTGATAAGGCATTTGATATCGTGTGCAACTGGATTGAACGGCTTGAGCTACCGCAAGGTAAGAAAATTGCACCATTGGCCCATAACTGGGTCTTTGACCGTGCCTTCTTGCTTCGTTGGTTCGGGACACAATTGTTCGAAGAATACTTCTTCCATCAGTATCGTTGCAGCATGGCCCTTGCATCCAGCATCAATGATATTGCAGACTTTGATACTTCGTCTATTCCTTTCCCGCACACGATTCGGTTATCAGCGGTAGCCAAGCGTCTTGGGTTGGATGTGGACGACGGATCATTGCACGATGCGTACTACGATGCACGTATCACGGCAATGGTCTACAAGAAAATGATTGAAAACTTCTCCCTCAACAAAAGGTTGCCAACTCTATGATCAGCAAGCACTACGAACTGTGTCAAATGTTCACCGATATGATGGGCTATACCAGCAATAATATCCAAATGACGGATAAGGTGCGGAACTTGTTGGCCGATCTTATCATGGAAGAAACAAAGGAACTCGTCGAGGCTCTCAAAAACAATGACGTTGTTGAGATCGTTGATGGCGTCTGTGACGTGCGATTCGTCGCGACTCACATCCTTTGTATCATGGGTGTGCCGGACGAACCGTTCCAAATGGAAGTCGATTTGAATAACATCATGAAGTTCGCTTCTGGATACAAGTTCCGTGAGGACGGTAAGTTGCTCAAACCTGCTGATCACCCGAAGCCGAATCTTCGGAAGTTATTGCAGGCCATTTTCCCAGAGGACATGCCTCCAGAGGGTAAGACAACTTGTTGAGGAACTTGGTCTTGGCATCAAGGCAGCAGCCACAAGCTCTACACTTCTTGCCACTGAATTGATCACAAGTTTTACAAATCTCAAAGCGGGCAAGGACTTGTTCTTCGGGCAAGTAACCTTGCCCTCTTTTTATATGAGCAATGATAGCTCGCGTGAACGTAATGATCTGGTGGATACGGTGCTTGCTCATGCCGGTATCTCATCTACGAAGAAATCTTTGAAGTAAACATCATTACTGATATCGCTGTTATGTATTTGATCTATAATTTGAGAAGGAATAATGTTAGCTGCGGCCCAAGTATTTCCTCGGACCCAACCACGAAGGCTGCAAATATAATCTCCTCGACACCGAGGAGACAAAAGAAACTTAGCAATAGACGCAGAGTAAGATGTTGCAAGGAGAACACCATCAACGTATAGTTTTGTGCGCACGTTCACGAATGTTGAAGTTCGTGACCCGTCGATCTCCATTCTGATCTTGAGTTCGTGGCTGGTTGCAGGAGTAATTACAACATCGTTATTGGTCCAAGTATTGATGGCTGTCGGGTATGATACTCTTCTCCAGAGTTCCCAAACATCATCAGGATTTTTGAGCCATTGCAAAACTATTGCAGACGCGTTCATTGTGTCCAGACCGTTCATATAGAACGCCAACATCGGTCCAACAGTGGTTGAGGTTCCAGGAGGAACGCCGCCATTGGCTACAGGTGTGCAACCCGTAGGGATGTAAGCATCAATCGTGAACTCATAATCGTTATTCACCATATCAAATGAATAAACGAAATGATCTTCGTACTTCGTACTGCCATTGGTGTATTTTGTAGGAGGCCAAAGTGGAGCCACAGATAAATTAGCCAATGGTCGCATCTTACCAGCCGTACGCCATTGCTGCCCTGTAGGATTTGACCAGCCTTCATAGTCGGCATAAATACCAAAACCAAGTTCGTGCGAACCGTTTGGAAGGCCGCTATTATGGAACGGTGGATCGAAATCATCTAGCAAGTCGCCGGTGGTACTGCCCGGGCAAGGATCATAGATACAACATTCACACTCGTTGCTGACTTGAAACTTGTTATTCCGAAGGGCGAACTTGCCAGTGTCTTTCACCAAGAATTTATCAGTCATACATCGGCACCTTTGTTACAGTCAAACGTCCTGACTCAGATGATGCTTTGAGTTGATTACCAGTCGGAAACAGGTCCGCAGTATCAAGTGTTATTGCGTCTCCCGCTTGCAAAAAGATACGCATTGATACGTGGATTGATACTTTCTGGCTTGGCTTGTTCGCCGTACTGGTGGTGAATTTGTTGACATTAGTATCGGTATTGACCTCTTTCTTGGTCACACCGTTGACTTTGACCTTTAACATACTTCTGTCTCCAGAGTTTCATTGCACCAGATAAGACCCAACGTATCATGCCAAAGACCGTACGTCGCTTTGGTCAACGCTCCAAGTGCGGGACGCTTATATGGGTATGTTCCAAGTCCCGTCGGTCCAATAACCTTGGCGTTCGTGTTGGCGTTGTAAATATCATACGTCCAAGAACACTGAGTTGTATTGGAACCAGCGGACCCTGCAACTTGTGTCATTGTTACGACGCCAACACCGGTCCAACCGGCTCCAGTAGTTTCGACTTCGAGATTGATATCAAGTTCGATATCATAGTAACCGGTCTCAAGGACATTGATCGCTACGCCATCAATCTCAGCAATCTCGTTTTCAATTGGATACTCGAAGTCTGTTTCGTTAGCCCAAGTGATTGGGGATAGATCAGTAAGTTCGAAGGTCATTTGTTTGATTGGATCACGGGCCTTGTCGCCTACGATGAACCATTCGTCGTCCTCACTTGGCCGGAAGGCTGCAACTTCTTGTCCGATACGGAACTTCTTGCTTTGTATATCGAACAACAATCGACAGTCCCGCTTAACCAAATTGCGGTCCATGATAGTGATTACGTTGTTCGCAATCGTATGAACGACACCGAAAATAGTTTCCGGTATTGGATCGATAGTCGGTTCTTGCTTGAGATCAGGACGCAAATGTGGCTTATCGGCTTTGAATTGCCGTTTAACACCGATTGGTACCGGAGAATAATCCTGTTCGACATTGATAAGACTTGGCAAACGTTGAGGATCAGCCGCATCGCTTAGGTATTTCTTGCCTTTGTCTAGCATGGGATTGTTCCTGTTACGTTGCTATTAGGACCGAAACCACCAGCATAATCGTCGTTTGCAGGTGGGAACTCGTAATCGGCAGGCAGCGAACTGGGCCAATAATACGGGTATTCTTCTGTTTCGCCTAGTCTAATTGGCAGTTCTAAGGTCAAAATGAGACCATTTTTGCTGTATTGCCAACCAATGATAGTGCAAAGTTGGCCCTTGTACGTGATTGAATCATTGATTTCAAGGTCCAAATTGTCGATTGTTGTCTCGACTTGTATCCGTTTGAACGTATTTGCGTGCCGAATGGCCCAGAAAGTGGCAGACTTATGAACCAAATCGTACTCGTTGAAGATGTGGTATTCTTCTTGATACTCCCGGATACCGTACCGTTTGACGTTGTAGCGGACAATGATCTTACGTTCGCGGGTATCGGGCAAGTAATCTGGCTTCCAGATCGCAGTATACTTGGTGTAGATTTCTTCCGTATCCTTCATCTGCTTGACAGTTGTGTTGGACACGATGGTTGTACCGGTGATAGTTTTAACCGATACAGGTCGCTCGGACAGGTACTTGATGTAAAATACGCCGTCCCGCATCCAGAGGCGACAACGAGCCTCACGTGCGATACGTTGCATTTCTTCGAGAACGTCTGTACGGTCATACAGAACAAAGTTGGCGGGGTACTTGTCTTGAAACTTGGCCTCAAGGTTTTGGAACGATTCGACGTCCCAAGTCTTATCGGTGTAGTTCTCAATCAAGTAGATCAAAATATCAGTGATACGTGGTCCTACGCTCGATTCGTATGTTACAAATACTTCGTCTTCGTAACCGGGTACTTCTTGGTTGAATACCAAGGCACAAACGTTCATAGAGCCAAGATTGTGATTTTCCAGCTTTGTATAGTACCGGCTTGGGATTGGAGCAAGGAACCGTTCGCCGTTATTATTTGTTCGGTAACCGTATACACCGTAGATTGTAGACGGGACGCAGTTAACGATATAAATACGGCAAGTGTTACCTTGGACAACTGTGCTTCCAGGTTCGGCTTGCCAGAACAAATTCGACTGTATCTCCTCATAGGGCACAGGATAATTGGCCAACCATTCTGCCCGCATCATACCGCTAGTGGCGATAATCTCGGCAATGTCAGGTCCAACCAAGGTGTAAGTATCCCGGATAGTGGGCACTTGGATCAAGAGATTTGCTTCATCAACAGCGTCCCACGGCTCCAGCCATGCGATCCACGCCATTGTTGCTTTTTCTTCTGGCGTTGGATTGGTGAGTCCGCTGATAAGTTGGAGGTACCGCGCAGTCTCTTTACGGTTCCATTTCTGTGGGTCGAACGATCCAGAGAAGATAGTATTGGGCGGGAAAGCGTTCATAGCGACAGCGGCTACGGGCATCTCGACCAAGGTTCCAACAACGGTATCAATATCATACCGTTCGGCCCGGCCGACGCGATCCTGTTCCCAACGCACAAGGTCAAAGTAGACTTTGTTATCAATTTGACCTGTGATTCCGATAATATGATACTCGTCATACACATCCTTAACCAATACATATTGGTTGGTCAGGTTAGTGCTGCAACGGAACATATTCATGGATTCATTTTCAGGCTCGCAGATTGCTTCATCATCTGGAGTCCATGGGTCGAGTGGAACGTTCTCGTAAGTATTGAGTGGGCCTTCCGAGATGTAGAGGTCCCGACCATCTACATAACCGCGAAACTTTACGTTTTTGATAAAGAAATCGAACTCTACGTTCTGCTCGAAGTCGTCGCTGTTCTCAACGAGTTGGTGTCCGTCTTGATACTGCAACTGTTGGCAATACATGAGAACCAGTTCATGATACCCAGCGGCAGCTTCCTTTGCTTCCATGTAGGCATCAAGAAACTTAGTCGTTGCTCCTCGTTTGTACCGATTCTTTTCAATGAGCAGGTTGAGACGGTTCAGCTTAGTGTAAAGAGCAGCTAGGGCTGCATTGGCTGTATTGATAGTGTTTTGCAGAAAGATTTCTGCGGTTATCATATCCGCCTTGCGGAATACATTGTTGGGGTCTTGCTGGTGTAAATTTGTTTTGAGTTGGAGGTCGTTGATTGCGTTTTGCACTTCAACAACATTGATACGGTATGCTTGAAAGAATACCTTGACCTCTGCTCCAAGATTATCAACCTTATCCTCATTGAGTTGGATAGTTGATAGCCAGAAGCGGCACATGTACATCGCGTAGTAGAAGCCTTCCAACGCAGCAGCAATCTTTTGCGGTAGCGATGGATCAGCCAAAGTCAAATTGGTGGACAGTATCATAGACTGTGCATCTTTGACCTTTACGGCTGGAGCCTTCTGGATGAAGCCAAACCCAAGCGGCCATACAACGTCAGCAAACTCACGCGGAACAAAATCGAGTTGGCCCTCGTCAGGTGAGAAACCAAGCTCCATCGTTTCGATTTCGCTAACAATGTCGAATGATACTCGCTTGTTGTCTTTGATTTCAAAAGGCGATGATACTTGGCCCTCGAACAGGACAAGTTCTGCTTCTTCAAATAACAACTCGCCAGTATCAACAAGCACGAAAACAATTCGTGCAGGCACTTTGTGGTAATGGATTTCGTCCAAACCTTCGGCGATAATGGTTACTGATACTGAACCGATGGTCTTATCGAACTGTGTTACTTGTTGAGTGACTTCACCAAGTTCGATAAGATCATTGTCATAGCGGACCCATTCATCGTCCCACATCACATCAACGACCAATTGTTGAATTAGTCCTTGGTGAGTTTGAAGATAGTTCGACAAGGCAGTTGGGATACTACGCATAGAACACCAGTGTCAGTTCGAATACATCATCGCCGTTACAATCAGCCCCTCGCCTCAGCCCAGACATTTTACGGGAGCTATATTCAATCTTACCCGTAAACGATGCAAAACCGGACACAGTAACCGTCCGGGCACGTAACACTTCAAAGAATGTTACTGCATCATCATATTCAGCCTTAGAGAGAATAAATTGATACTCTCTAACGGTGGCTCGTTTATTTATTGTTGTATAAACGGTCCCTGCCTCAGTGTATTTGATGACTATTTCATCTTCATAAGACATCTTGTCTTGGAGTTCGGGATCGGGCAGAGTTAAAGAGTCCGGTGCCGCAGTTAAGACAAACATTGTAATGTTACCTCAATACGGTAGGAACAATTATCTCTCAACGTTGAAACTTTCAAACCGGAGAGCACGAAGTCAGCCGTTAAGTTTAAGTGTTCGATCTCACACTCTACTGCTTTACCTTTGTTACTATTGTATTCCGTGACAAAAGTATTTTTCTGTGTAAGAGTCAACGGTTCAAATACAAAGTTAAATACACGATACTTGATGTGTGTATCATTCTGCCATTGACGCAAGGGTCCATTGATACCATGTGCTTCACGATCTTGATTGTTAAGCTCCGTGCTATCACCGAACTCTGGGTCACGGCCTTCGAACGTTCCCATTCTGAACATTGAGTGCTCCGTTCCTGATGTTGCGTTGAATGACTTGAATGATTTCGTTTGCCTGTTGTTGCGTTGTGCCCTGCGTCTGGATGTAAATGTCTCCAATTGATACTTCGACCGCTTGTCCCTTGATACTCATGGACAAATCTTCTAAGGTCTGTGTCAATTGAGACGTTTGATACCCAGCCGGACTTGCGACTGGATTGTTAATATCAATTAGTTTTTGAAGGTCAGTGGGCAGATTCTTAATGGCATTTGTTAGAGTTTCACTTAAGGTCTTAACGTCACTTGCTGCTTGTGCGGCTTTACCTTGAAGAGCAATGCTTTCTGCGTTCAGGGCCAAAGCCGTTTCAATGTTACGAGTTAGGCCCTTAAGACTTTGACCTGCGTATTCGATATCAACTAGACCCGACATGGGGTCTACAATCTTCCTAGCATTTTGACCTGTTAACAGCCCACTAGGAGCAAATGCTTTTTGGTCTACGTTGTATAAAGATTTGATAATAGGATCAAATCCTTTTAAGGTTGAAGTTGCAAACTGCATGGCCCGTGCCAATTCTTCTTGGCTGCCAGACTGCATTGCTACTTCCAAACGTCGGCTGATAAAATTCAATGCTGCATTTGCCTCAGACAAATCAGCTGATTGTTTCATCAGGCGATCTCTGCCTTCTTTTGTCTGATTCTCCGGAAGCTGGACACCTTGTGCCCAAAGGTCTCCTCTAACTTTTTGAAGGAAAGCAGCCAAACCTTTAATGTTTGTTCCAAGTTCGGTTGCACTTTCGTTCTGCTTATCAAGAGCTTGAGTTGAGTTGGTTTGCAAAGCATCTTGAGCCGCAGTCATACGATTCTGCAACTCTTGTTGGATAGCGTTGTATTGGTTGATACGTTGCTGTTCGGCTTCTTGAGCTTGCTGTTGCTGCATCAATTGTTGCTTGGCGTTCAGTTCACGGAACACTTTAATTTGTTCCGACGGGTCCAAACCGATCGCACCACCCAAGCCGCGTAGCTCTTGGAACTTCTTTTTGAACTCCTCAAGATCGCCGCCAAGGTCAACGGTCCCAAGTTCTTCGATCAGAGCTTGATAGCGTTCAAGGTTATCTTGTTGTACTTGACGTTGCTTTTCAAGTTCTTCTTTCTCGGTCTTAAGTCGGGCAAGATAGTCATCCTTGAGTTTGATTTGTCGTTCAAGGATAGCTACACGATCCTTTTCAGCTTGATTGATTTGGGCTTCCAAATCTTGGACAAGCTGCGGGTCTTTTACCTTTGTTTGTTTGACGCGGGGACGACCGGCACGGTCAAACTTGATATTGCCCCACGCATCACGTACGAACTCTTGCTGGATGATATTGGCGTCAGCTAACATCTTCTTCAACTGATCCTTCATCGCAGTCGTAGCAGCGGTGATCTGCTCGTTCATTGCGTTGAAGTAAGTCATATCCCCAGCGGCCAAGGCTTTATCGGCCTCAGCTTCCATTGTCTTGATAAGTGCTTTGAGCTTATCAACCTTGTCTTGTTGGGACAACGATTCGTCGCCCTCAATATCAAGGATACCTTGTTGCCCGTCAACCTTAGCCTCGTCACGGGTCATACCATTCTGGACCCGTTCGATTAGTTGGGACAGTTCCTCGATCTTTGAATCAGCTTGTGCAAGAGCGGCACCGATCTCTTTACCGATATTGCGGCTTACAAACTTGAAGGTTACGCCAACTTCTTCCCAAGCCTTCTTGATACTTTTGGTTACGTTATCAACCTTAATTTGCAGGTTGGCAGATACGCGTGAAATTGTTTCAGCCAAACTCTTGAACCGCAACTCAACCGCAGCGGTATTTTTGTCAACTTCTTTTTGCCACCGGGCAAGATTGAGTTCTTGTAGCTTAAGGAGTTTGGTTTTTGTATCATCAAGAATCGCATTGAAACGGCTTACTGCATCGCCTGCCTCAAAGAATTTTGTAATAAGTACCGTGACAAAAATACTTAGACCAAGTGTTGCCGCTCCGCGTGCGGCTGACATTAGCATCAAAGCCCGTCGAGCTTGTCCCGTCGCCGCAGTTTGAGCTACCGTTGCTGTTGTGGCGGCGGTCGTGTACGTTGTATAAAGAGCAATACCACCGTTTACAAGACGTAACGCAGCCCAAAGACTGCCTGCTTCAATGATCAAGAAACGCACGGTTTCTTTCATCTCTTGCAGAGCTTGCTTGATGCCGTCTGTCTTTTGGATCATATCGGCAATCTTGCGAATTGCAGGATCACCAAAAGCCGTTACAAAGAAATTGTTGAAGGATTCACGTGCAACTTTCAACGTGATATCAACAGACTTCAAACGTTCTTCGTAAGCATCAAAGTTGCTATCAAACGATTTCTGAAACTCCGCCATTTCAGCGTTCAAATCGGCTTGGCTGGTACCGGCCAAACCAACGATTGCACGCATACGTCCCATGATTTCGCCAAACTCGGCGGCAGCATCTCCGGACGCTAGAGCCTGTTGGGCGAAACGTTGAATAACGCCAATAAGGCCCAACGACCGTACGGCTGCTTCGCCTGATGTGAAACCCCAGGACCGCAACAGATTCTCTGTATACTCGGTAGGTTTGATCAACTTCTGCATGACGTTACGCATCAACGTCATAGCTTCGGAGAACGGAATACCTTTCCGCGACAGGACCGTCAATGACGCCTGTTGCTCCATGAAGCTGATGCCAAGTTGGTCGCTCAAGATATTGACACGTCCAAGCGTAGTACCCATCTCCTCAAGACGAACACGACCCAAGTCAACCGTCTTGAACAAGATTGCATTAGCGTAAGATGCGTATTCGGTGCTCTTGCCGAACGAAGTTAAGTAAGAGTTTGTGGCTTGAACGGCAGAGTCCAACGATCCGACTGCTGTGTAAGCTAATTGGATTTGCTTACGCAAATAGCCAAAAGTATCACCAGCCTCTGTGACTTGATCGGACAATGCGGCGTAAGCTGCTTCCGCTGCCACAGTGAACTCAATCCCATAAGCAGAGCTAATGGCTTCAAGTTGCTTCGTCCACTCAGCAGATGATACTGCGGCACGATCCGAGATTGTTCTGATCTCTGATACTTTTTCTGCCCACGCTTCTGCATCTTTTACGGAGTCTCGCAGTTTGTTGAACAATAGGAAGAAACCGCCATAGCCAACAATATTCTGCAAGATTTGACCAAAACGAGCCATACGTCGCGACACCCACTCAAGTTGGTGGGAGTTCTGCAACATGGCCAAAGTATCTTGTTTCCACAGTTTACCTTGCTTATCGAGAGCGACGTTCTTACCGTACATCCGCTGTTCGATAACTTTGGTTGCGGCAGCAAGCTGCTTGCTGGCTTCAATGTTTTGGCGTACTTGATCCGCTTCGGCTGACAAAGTTGTCGTACCGCCCGATTGAGCGTACGCAAACAGTTCGCCTGCAATACGGTTCTTACGTTGTTGTTCGGCAGCTTTCTCTGCCGCATCAATTGCACCAAACTGTTGTTTGTTAAGTTGGGCTTTTGCACGGGCAAGTTGTTGCGTTGCCGTGATACTGGCCATCATGGCCTGTGCTTCGGCAGAAAGAGCCGCAGTCGTGTTATTGATAACCCGATTGTAAATTTCTTGAATGATACGCTGTCGTTCGGTTTCAGCTTGCTGCTTCTTTAATGCAGCATCACGCTCACGATCCGCTTTCTCTTGGTCGCGACGAGTCTTGTTTACTTGCCGTGATAGTAAGCTCTTGGCTTCCGCTAGCTGGATCGTAGCCAGCATGTTTTGAAGAATTGTTTGTTCTTCGGCGTTGAGACCCACAGCCGTTTGTTTGATTACGGCTTCTAGGATTCGTTGAGCTTGTGTCTCTTTCTTTGTAGCTGCTTCGCTTTCTCGCATAACGCGAGCTTGGTCTGTCAGCGAATCATTGATATGCTTCGCTGCTTCGGCGAATCGCTTACCTTCTTCGGTTTTCTCTACCCACGCTTGGGCTTCTGCGGACAAAGCGTGCCAGTTCTTGGTGATTGCTGCCGTGATAACTTCTTGAGCAATCGTGGCGTTCTTGAGAACACTGTTGTTCTGCTGCGTGTTGTTCCTGAGACTCTTGATGTGAGCAATCGTACTATCAAGGGCCGAGGTCAGACGGCCCAACTTGACAGTGAACTGGTACAAACCTCGCTCAGTATCTTTGAGCTTGGCGACCCATTCCTTGAGCTTACCGACTTGTACGTCGCGAGCTTTCTCAAGAGCCTTGAAAGTGCTGTTGACAATCTTAACGCGGTCGTTAAGTGTCTCAAACTTGCTTGCCAGCTTTCCAAGTTCTTGGATTGCCTGTTTTGCATCAAGTTCAAATTTCTCGCTTTTTGTCATTTGTCACCTAGAACGGAGTGTCCCAACCGCTACCCCTGCTGTTGTCGCCCATGTGCTCAATTTTCCAATCAACAATAGTTTGTTGGTTCTGAGCGTAACCTCTTGGTTTGTATCGCCTGATAAACTTTTGAATATCCGGCATGGCCCTTACGATTTGAGTTTCAAAGTGAGTCCAGAAAGCCATGTTAGCTTCGTGGATTGCAAATTCACCGGGTAATCCATACCCTTTGTAATAGTGTGCCAGGTAGTAATGTAGGACTGTTGTGCTCCACTCGAACACGTACTGGTATGTCCCAGGTGCAGTCTTATCATCAATGATAGTAAACTTACTTCTGTACCGTCCTTGCGGCATACTAATCGGTTTGCCTCCATAAGTTGGAGGCTTACGTTTGATATAAGGCTTACGAATCGGTTCAATGGGGACGGCGACCCGCAAAAAGGCTCCAAGTGGAGCCAATGCGGATTTCGCCATCCCCGTTTCAACCGGAACGTATACTATCATGGTCCGCAACCATTCTCTTGCAGACTGTCGCAGTATTTGACCCAACCGTTTCTCCAATGTCTTGGACAAACCTTCGGCATCAAACTTGTAGAGGTCAAAAGCCCGCTTTGCTGACAGCAAGTTTCATGTCCTCCACGTCACGACCGTAACAGTAAGCAAGTATCAATTGTTGCGTCCACCAATCGTTGTTGTCCCACTCTTTCTTAACACCGGGAGGCGTTAAGTTTAACCGTTCGCAGCTTCGCCAGATTCGGTACTGGTGGGTTCGGCTGTCTCCGAGGACTGGGGCGATACCGGTTGGAGCAGCCGTTGAATAAAATTTTCAATCGCCTGTTCCTCAGTCTTACCAGTCGGATTCTGAGCTTCGTTAATCGCTTCGAATAAGCGAGCTTGTTCTTGCGGGGTAAACGCTTTCAGTTCTTCCTCAAGATTGGAATAAGTATCCGGATTGTGGGTATCAACGGTATCCCATTCCAAGTCCGGCGTTGCTGAAAGCGATTCCAACAAGAACCAAGTTGCCCGCTTTGCTTCCCAATCTTTCTTAGCTTCCAAGTATTTCTTGTCACGAAGATCAGGACTCTGAGAGCCGCCAACTTTTGTGATGATAGGCGGCAATGGTTCGGAGAGAATCTTGTTGAAAGCCTCTCCGTCCAGTACCGCCTTAACCACCAATGTAAAAACTTCATCGCCACGGTGGAAGTTCACAGTGACGGGCTTAGGTAACGGGACTGATTTCCCTTTAAGTCGCATGGTACACCTTGAAAAGTTAGGCAGGTCGAGTGACAGTCGGAGTCTTGGCCTTGCACTTTCCAGAAATCTGAATCGTGCCAGCCTTGATATCGACAACGCATTGTTCCCAACGGAACTCAGGCAGTTCAATTAACTCGGCATTGTAGCCGGGAGTGCAACCGTCTGGGTGAGCGAAGTCAATGAAAATGTCGCACGCAAACGGGGCACATTCGTCGCCAGTCGAGACGAGTGAGATGTCTGCGTGATTGTTCTTGATGAACTCGCTCGGGGTGAGCAACAGGGCACTTTCGCCCTTGTACCCATCCATACGTCCCGTGATGGAGATTTCCATCGGAACGTCGTCACCTTCGCGGACAGCGGTGTCCGCCCCAAGGACGCCACGGTTCATCTTGTATTCGATGTTCCGCGACTCAGTGATACTGATTGACCCATCGTCCATCAGGATTTCCACTTCTTTTGCGGTAGGAGTGGTACCGTCTTTCAACTTGATCGTCGCATCTTTCAGCGAGTAAATCTGTCGTGCCATCACAGGCTCCTATTCAAACGTAAACGATAATTGGTTTCAATCTGACAACGTTTGACTTCTACGCCAGCGGGTGTGGAGAACGGATACATTTGAACTTCGCTCGAACGTATCAAGTATTCTCCAGTCTCCTCTGTCAATTCGCCAAACTTCTTCAACGGAATACATTCAAGCATATACGCAACAACCTCACCGATCATTGCGTCCAACTTGTATGCATCTTTCATATCCGTCGAGAGACATTCAATGTTCACACCGTAATCATAAATGAAATTCTCACGGGTGGTCTCCATCAATCGTGGACCTTCGATTCGAATTTCGCACCAATCTTGAAACTCAGTCTTATCAGTTTCAATTCCGTCAAATTTCTTGTTGAATGATAACTGATTGAAGTGGTTGTAGATTGATGCCTTAGCCCAACGGAACCATTCTATCATTGGACACGTCTCCCATGAATAATGTATCCCGCCCGGGGCATCAGGCTTATGATACGTTTGAACTTGTATTTTTCTCCATCTTGCTCAATGTGGTCTTGTTGTCTGGCTTCAAAACTACTATCAAGCAAACGGGTCGAGAGCAGAAAAACTTTGTCCCCTTGTTCGAAGTCTGAAAAAAGACCCGGAGACGCTCCGCCTGCTTGTGTGGCCGGCGGGTAGCCAATATCTTCTTCAAAAGAAGGAAGGGAAAGGAGGGCAATTCGCACTACATCGTCTTCATCATACTTGCCAGTCTGAGGGTTGAACTGTTGGGCACGCATCTGGACGTAAGTCGCCGGACGCCCATACATGCGTTCCATTTCGTATAAGTCGGACCAAATCTGTAGGCGAATTGCCGCATCCATTTCCCGTTCCTTTTCAATTAGCCGAACAAGCAACCGCCGAGGGCTGCATCCAGCTTGGCTACGCCAAAGATACCATCGACCACGACCAAGTGACCTTGCTTCAAGCTGTTGCGGCTGATTTCAACACGCAGAGCCATGTTGTGGGCAACTGCGGTAGCGGCACGAACACCAGTCTCGGAGCGAGGAACCAGCAGCGGACGACTAACCAAAGCAACAGCGTTGCGTTGGTAAGCAAAGTTATAATCGCCAGCCGGGCCCAAGCAAACCACGCCGTTGTGGGCAATGGCTTCTTCAAGCGGACGGTCGAGAGTGATCAGGTAATCAGAACCGTTGGTTTCAACGTTGATGATGCCGTACTCGACGGTGCTGGTTGCACCGAATGATACCAACTGACCGACGCGAGGAATCGCGGTGGCGTTGACATTGATCGGCTTCAACCAACCAGCGGGATAACCATTGGAGACAGCCAAAACACCATCATCGCCAGCGGCGATTGCAGAGCTTTGGTCCACGTTGGTCAGGGTCAGCTTGGTGATCACCGCATTGTCAGCAACCGCCTTCTTCAATGGACGATTCAGAGTCAAGGCATTGGTTGCCTTGGACAGAACCTTCACTGGAGTCCAGTCACCCGCGACAACGAGGTACATACCAGCCGTGATATCGGTGGCATCGTCAACGTTGAGAACAGTAACGCCAGCAGCATGTGCGCCATTGACAGTTGCGGTGGCGGTTGCGTCCGAAGCGACACGAACACTTGCGGTGTTCAGTTCGAGGAACGTGTTCCAACCATCAACGCGACCAAGGATTGCATTCCGTAGAGCTTGGCCCGAATCGCCGATGCTGTATGCCTGCTTAAACAGGTCATTCTTTTGCATCAGGGTTTCAGTTCGAGAGCACAACGCCAGCCAACGATCCATAGTTGGAACGTAGTTATCGTTGAACACCTGTCGCATATCGAGCAGATAGTCGTGCGAGTTGATCGCGGTCATTTGACCGAGGCCACCAGCGGTGTTGTTCAAGAACTGATAAACTTGGGCACCAATCACACGGTCCAAGTGGCGAGCGTTCGCCATGATAGCTTGAGACAGATAAATCTGAACCAAATCTTGGAACGAGAGCGATTGGGCCTTGTCGCCAAGCATGAACGCAACGTAAACACGTTGATTCAGCTTGACTTGGATGTTGGTCGCGGTCACGTCTTGAATCTCGACATCATCGAGATCGTTCTGTTTCCGCTTTGCAACGAAGGCACCCGGCTTGCGGGTGTTCACAACATCGCCGTACGAAGCGAGTTCGTTTTCGAAATCGCGATGAACGGTGCCTGCAAAAATCATGTTTTCCCAAAGCTGGTTGACAGCTTCTGCTGCCCACAGTTCGGGTACAAATGCATCAGTGTTATTAGGCATCAGATTTTCCTTTCAGAACCATCAAGATTGTATTTTTGCCGCCAAGATGTATACGCCACTTGGAACTCGGCAGGGTTCGCAAACTGTTCAGGTTGCGGCATACTGTTGGAAGCTCGTCCTGAGCTGCCAGTACCGCCGTTTCCGACGGTTCCAGTTCCTCCAGTAGATTTGTGCTTGAAAAGATTGGCGTTCAAACCATCTTCTCGCAGCTTAGTGATAGCCTCTGCCACTGGCAGGTCAAATTCCTTTTTGGCCTTAGTGTCAGGGTCAATACCAACAATTTTCATCTTGGCGATAAACCGGCCAGTCGGTTTGTTGTTCTCAATTTCTTCTTCCAGACGAGAAGAACCTTGGAACATCATCAACATCTGCTCCACATTCTCGGCTTCCGCAGAAATTGCAGCAGCCGTGATCGCTTGTCTGATTGAGGAACTTTCAAAGAAACCTTTCCAGCGAGTTGATTCTTCAACGGTTTTCTTGAGAATCTTATCATGCTCAGATTTCAGCTTGGTTTCGCGTTCCTTGAACAATTCCTCTTTGCTCATGTTCTGCTCTTGAAGCTGTTGGATTTGCTGTTCCAGAGCTTCGCGGTCGGCATCCGACAGACCTTTTGTTTCGAGGCTTTTGAGCTTGGTCAAAAGCTCTGTCTCTCGTTGTTTCTGTTTCGAGAGACGACCTTGTATCATCTTCTCGACTTCTTCTTGCGTGAAGGTCTTGGGCGGTTGCTGCCCGTCACCGTTTCCTTCACCCTCTTTGTACCACGGTGTGTTGGTCGCCAATAGCCAGAAATGTTTCATCACGTACTCCTAATGATTTTTACTTTGTGCGGGTCGCGCAAAAAAGGTTTGAGAAGTTTCCAAGCACGTTCACTTGGAATACCGTTGGTCTTAGCTTCCGAGACGAAGCTCTTTTCCTTATCAACGCGGCGTTGCCCAAAGGCTACCGCTACTTTCTCGACGTTCTCAAGCTCGATATCAACATCACGACCGGACAAGATTTGGTAGGCAATCTCGTATGCAGCGTGAATGATAGGAGTTGGAACCTCGGTATCACCATCGCGTGGGAACTCTAGCTCTTGTTCTTCGTCGGTCTTATCACCTTCGAAGTTGAGCATATCAATGAGGTTCGTTGCTTCTCCCAGACAAGCTGTCCGTGCTGCCTCTGAGCTATTGGCCCAAATGGCTTGACGATCGTACCTCAATGTGCTGAAATAAGTATTCGAGTCAACAAGTGTTCCGTACATTATTCACCACCAATGTTCGTGTTGTCTTGATTGCCTCGACCTGCTTTGCCTTCTTTCTCGTCGGACGGAACACCCTTATCAAATTCAGGTGCTCCCCGGTTGGCGTCTGCGTTGTCCGCTCCGCCTTGTGCTTCAAGTGTCAACTTGATACGCTCTGCTCGGTCCTTACGGGCTTGGTCAACTGATTCTTCACTGAACCCAAGAGCCTTAGCGGCATCGTAGTCAGAACAAAGTCCAGCTTTGTGTGCTGACAAAATGATATTCGGGTCCGATGTGATTGTTTCGGATTCTTCAATTTCCTCGAAGATTTCATCCATTGTGCTCTTTGGCAGAACATGGCCCATCAATTTGTATGATAGCAATTTCTGCACTTCACGTTGGAATGAGTCCGAAGGAACACTGTTTGCAAGACTACGGAGCTTATCACTATAACGCAATCTTGTTTCATCATTCTGCAAGTCGTAAGTCTTGGGATAGCCAATCTTAACGTCGTTCTCGGCTCCTTCGAAGTACGACCAGTATTTGGCCAACTCTTGTTCACCAGTCTGGAGTATCAAACCAAGTTGACTCAAACCTGATTCAAGTGAACGTTCGTCGTAACCTTTCGACTCAACTGATTGACGTTGCGGTTCAAGCATCGACAGATTGAGACGAACAAGGGAGCGAATATCTTTCTTGATTTGTGCTCCCTTCTCCATCGAAGCTCGCAAAGTGTCAGCGTTAGGAGCAATGAAACCTGGCTTCTCAAGTCCATCAGGGAATCGACGACCTGTACCAGCTCCAACTTCAACCTCGCGAGTATCAGCTGTACGTGTCGGCTTGCTGTAGTCGCCCGCCGATCCGCGTGCCTTATAGAACTCGTAATAAATCGGGAAGTTTGCACAACGAATGAACGAAATGTCCGAGCTTTCAATATTCAACAATGCAATTTGATAGTCTGCAACGTCTTTCATCAAAGAACGTCGCAATTGGAAAATATGGAAAGGAATCTCTGGAATGTTCAGAATGTATTCTTTTCCATTTTTCCAGTCAGCGTCAACATTTCCGATTTTTACGAGAATGGTGTTAGTATCAACTTTTTCATAATACCGATTGCGAGTAGTTGGAAACATGGCTTTGCGGCCATACTTATCAACTTCGTAAATCGTTTCTTGCAACAGCACACTATCATAGCCATTGAACGGAATCTCTGGCGTGTGTGCAAGAATGTTTTCCCGTGCAAACACAGTAAAATAAGGGTGCTTGTTGCCTTTGTCCGCAAGCGTTCGACCCAAATTGTCAAAGTTATCAACAAGCACCCCAACAGTTGACATTGGGAGCAGTTCGGGCAAAACGTAGTTACCGAGGAACATGCTCATTGAGCTTCCCCGCAGGTCTACGCCACCCAATTCGCCATTGATGGCTTTGCGATAAGTTTCAGGTCCACCAGTCCGTACAATATCAGTTGCACGGTGGATGATAGCGTCTTTGATTTCATCAATTGCCTCAGCAGCAAACGATGGACAATACGTCAATCGCTTGCGGGCTGCGAAGTCATCATCGTCCTCTTTGGTCGAGAGCTTCTCAAGATACAAATTAACGAAGTCGCGTCCGCCGCGATACGCATACCGCCAGCGTTTGATTTCTTCATAATCTTCAAACGGGTAAATGAACATCAGTAGACCTTGATAGTTTGAACTTCTCCCAATTCTAGCAAAGTCAACGCCAACTCTGCGTAAGTGCTTGCGTGAGCATAGTGGTCTGCTTTCTTGTTAACATACACACCATACTCTTGTCCCCATTTGTCGCGTCGAGTTATACGTACAGGCTCCTTAATATGAAGCTTAAATTCTTCGTCGATATCAATTGGAAGTCGAATCGTGCCATTTTTGTACCGAAACATTGTTTGGTCTAGCCAAGCTGTTCGATTAACCTTGACCATTAGATCGTCATCTTGACGAGTAACGGTCTTACCTTGCTGGCTGAACAAATAATCGCAAGCCATTAAACCTCCACCAAGTTCTTGGCACAATCGCAAAGAAATTCGGCGTTCTGGTTCTGCGTCGATGATACCCCAATCAATTTGGTACTCTCGCCACAATCTTAAAAGTTCGGATTCATCCCTTACAGTTGTTTGTAACAATACCGTTGGCACACTAACGTCGTTGAGCATCACATCTGCGTATGTTTGCCCTAATTTCCATTCGTAAATAACAACATGAAACTGCAAACCTACGTCAATGCCGATTGTTCTAACGCTTCGTTTGTCCCCTACACCTTGTGAATAATGTTGGATACATTGTTGTATCTGATCGTCGCTTACTTTCGCACCACGAGCCGTATAAGGTTGAGCGACTTTGCTGTTCCAAAACTCTTGGGCATACGTTGCATCAAATTCAGCTTTCATCGCCGCTGCCGCAAAAATGTCTTCTCGACCTGATCGCGACATGGAATACATTTGATGTATCATAAACCCTTCTTTGAGGCGTCCCGGATACGTCGGGACAAAATGTCCAGTACCCCCGAAGGCTTTATGCTTCAATACTTCTGGTTTTTCCTTAGAGTCAATTCGTCTCCCACATTCGTGACAATAGAAATAACTTTCTTGCAGCTTTGGGTCAAGCAGGCTTTCGCCCAGAAGTTTGAAATTCCTTGGATACTCCAAATTGATGTAACGAGAACAACCGGGACACCGAAAGAAATATAGATTTTGAGTCGATAACTTGTAATCTGCATTTATTCCGAAGTCCTCAATCGAAGGCGTTGATAGTTTCAACGTTAATGCAAATACTTGCCCAGACTGGCGTTCAGCCACAAGGTTAATCGCTTCTTCGGACATTTCATCCATTTCGTCCAATACGATGATTGGGGCCGGAATAGATTTCAACTTAGCTCGACTTCGCGATCCGCGAATATAAAGCGAAGCTGCCTTAGTTCGTTTCAGTCGAACGTTATTAACGTCAACAAACAATTGAGCAAGATACGGACTCAAGTCGAGTGCTGCGTCGAAGCGAGCCGATGAAAAATCGCCTGCGTCCGATGAAGACGGCAGAATGTAAAGTACACTCTTGCCATAGTTAATATGATACAGAGAGACGTTAATTGCCCACTCTGTATAACCCATCTGAGCCGCCTTCTGCCCAACCACTTCTTCGGCTGAAACATCGTGCATCTCATACAACCACGGATGATACTTGTACCCGAACGGGCCGGGAAACGGATCACCCATCATTCTGTGTCGAGCAACCCATTCGTGACAGGGAATCTTCAAATTTTGTCGAAGCCCTGTTACGATTTGCTCTCGCATCAATTTTTCAAGTGCGTGCATTACGGCACCAAATCGTCGTTAATGATCAACTTGTCGGAGATTACTGTTCGTTTACCTATGGCGCACGTTAACTCAACAGAGTAAACATAGTCCTTATCATTGATAGCAATGTTCATATCTGCAGCAGTCGCTTCAAACTTGATACTTTTCTCAACATCGTCCAACAAAGTTGTTGTCTTTGTTAGAAGCGTTGTTCTCGTTGTTTTATTGAACAGTTTGAGCGTGGCTCCAGTTGGAACTGTTAAGTCAGGAAACTCGGTCGAAATGAACTCAATTGGGTTCCCGTTTGCAATAGAGTAAGTATCACCCCGGGTGAGCGTGAGAACACCTTTTCGAACGTAGCTTGCGTCGATTATATTTATCCGTACAATGCCGCTCGCTGCATCTTTGCCGTTGACTTCGACTACATTCACTTCCGGGATTGGAGGAACAGTAGTAAAGACCTTTTCTTCATTCTCCACTCGAACATTTGCGGTTGAACTTCTCGGCACAATGAAAAACCGTGTGCAATTGATTTCAGCTTGACTGATATCAAAAGCATAGCGGCCTGCTTCAATTTCAACGGGGTTAGTATCAGTCAATGCTACAAACGCTCCGCCATCTTTTGATATTTTGGCGGTAATGTTTGCAGCATCGCCTGTCTTGTTATTGCCAGTCGTAGTATCAATCGCATGGACGACCCAGTTCTGGCCGGCTGTGTTCTTAAGCATACTTGCTCCTATGACCAGTCGTCCAGAATCACGTTGATGCCAGAGAACACTGTTTGGTGCCCTGTAGCGTAGTTGAGAACAACATCGTAGCGATTATCATTAGCTACAACAAGCGTTGTATTGGCTTCGGTAAGTTCGAAACGAATACGCTTTGCAACTTCTGACACAGTTCCCGACTTAGTAAGCAACACTACGCGAGCCTTAGACATAATTGTCAAAGTCGCCCCAGTTGCAATCGTCATATCAGGAAGGTCATCACTTACAAAATCGATGGGATTGCCATTGTCCACCGAGTACGTGTCTTTCCGCATCAACGTCAACACGCTGTTCTTAAGCACGTTTGTGTTAATGACGTTGAGGCGGAGTTGTCCTGCCGAAATTGGTTGTCCGTTGATTGCAACAAGATTAGCATCCACTTCGGACAACCCTGATAGCCCAGTAATTGCTTCCAAGCTATCAGTTGTTTCGTTATACGTTGCACCAGCAGTTGTGGCATTGATTTCGGCTCGGGTGCCCGGATCTGGATTCTTTCCAGCCAAAGCACTTAACCAGTTACGCAAGTACGTGATACCTGTGAACAGATTTGCAGTAATCCGTCCAAGAAGTGTATCAACCTTAGTTTCAATGTCTGCAATCGACGCATTGTCTGGAGCAGTGTAACCGGCAGTCGCCAGCCGCGTTGAAGTCGCCACGTCGATTCTGGCAAGTTCGGTCGCCAGTTCCACCCGCACTTCGTCTGCGATGGTTGCGGCTGAGGCGCCGGAGATTGACAGCACATTTGCGCCAACACTTGTACCGCTGGCAAACGTCGATGAGTTGATTGAATTTGCGATGAGGCTACCTGAGATTTCCCCAAAGACAAACGTACTTGCCGTGTCTTGAGCGAACCCCCACCAAACGGCGACGGGAGTCGAACCAGAAAAGGCGACTAGCTGATAAGTCCCTGCGGCAATGCCGGCAAACGTCGCACGGTACACCCCTTTGCGGTTGGTTTGCTCGACAACTGCGGAAGCCGTGTAGGCAATCGCGTCCGAGCCTGCCGCGTGCAGCGTAGCCGTAAGAGTCAATCCAGTTGCCGCCGAAAACTCGATTTGCTGAGTCGCCATTTCTTACTCCGGTTGCTGTGCTGCGATCCAATTTCTGAACGGTTGAATTGCAAGCAGAATTGCCCCCATTGCCTGAGCAACTTCGGGCACTTCGCTGACCGCTTGCATCAGCCGGTCGCTGCTGATTGCTGTTGGCTGAGGCAGAACCTCGCCAGTCGTCGCGTTCATCGGGACGTATTCAATCGAAACCAAGCCACCACCGGATTGGTCAGTCGGCAGCAAGGTGCGAACCAAAACTTGGGTAATCCACATCGCCTCAAATTGCTTTGCGGGCGATGATGGAATTTGAACTGGCTGGTCGAGTGGAATTACGATTGGGTCGGGCATTGTTCACCTTCCTTTTTTGGCTTGATTGCTTCAGCCAAAACGGAAATTGCTTGAGCAATCGCCTCATGGTCTTTGCGAGTACCCGGCACGTTTTGGCAAACTTGGTCGAGAATCTGTAACGCTTGTTCTGGGTTCATGTTTACTCCAAAAGGGTTTTAAGGTTTGCGATTGAGTTTTGAGTCTCAACAATCTCTGCGTGTAGCGATTCTACACGTTCCAAATCGCCTATCAGTTCGGCACTGGTTTTGGCCGAGCCAAGGTTTGCTACCTTGCGCTCCAAAATCGAAATAATATATTCAATTGTCATTAAATCACCATCTGGCGAAGCATGATGTTGGATGTGTTCAATACCATGTAGATGTAGTCGATTTCCGTCGCTCCATCCTTGTAGGTAACGTCGAACGCCGTGTCACCGACGATACCCGAGCCCTGCGGGTAAAGCATCGTGCTCCAAGGCTGCATTGCCTGCTCAGCAAAGTCAAAGTAGAACCAGCGTCCAGTGTTGTCACGCTGCATGTAGAGCCGGTCCTTGTTGTACGCCCATTTTGTCCCGGTACTCATGGCATCGCCGGGAGGTGCGTAGGTAATCGTGGCCCAAGTGTTACCGGCAATGTCGTACCGATGCAGGTTGGTCGTGTTGCCGCCTTGGAAGCTGTAGATGTAGCGACCGTTCAGGATTGCGTTTTCGTTTGTCCAATCGCTTGCCGAAACTGAATGAATCCAGTGTCCTGACATTCCAGCACCCGGCGCGGCGGCACGCGCAGCAACAGGTGTCAGCGTTGACCAAGTGTTGCCAGCGATTGAATACCGATAGAGCGTGACGGCATTATTGCCCATGAAGTAGATGAAATCATCATTTCCTTCAAGGCTATACTGCGAGGTTGCGTCTGGCTGGGTCGTCCAGTTGCTTGAAACCGTGATAACGGTCGAAGTGTTGCTCGCAACCGTTCGAATCTGCCCGGCCCCGGTCCCGGCAGTGA